TCTCTATCTTGTCGATGTTCTCAGAAAAGAGCGGTTTTTCGTCTGTTAATACTTTGTATTTAATGTTTTGCTTTTCATTTTCTACGATAGCTTTTGCAAGCTTTCGCTTTGATAGAATGTCCACCGCTCTCAATCCTTCAGCTACATTTTGGACTTTAAGCTCAAAGTCTTTTTGACCTAGAGCTTCCGCTAGATTACCGTGAAAAGTGATTTTAGTTAGCTGTGACATTTTTGTGCCTAATAACTTTCTTAATTAATTTTAAGTGCCTGCCTGTTAGTGATTCTATTTTAGAGTAGCTTTTTTCAGGTTGATGTAGGATAAGATCATTCCCTAAATACAAAGATATATGAGAGCATGGCTTATTTTTCCCATTGCTAAACAATATACAGTCATACTTTTTTAATTCACTTACTTCATAAAACCCTTCGTTTTCGAAATGCTTTTCAAAAAGATCGGTTAAATAGCTTCTCCAGTTTTTGTCTCTGTAATGATGTCCTAAACTTACACCTAACTCCGCCTCGTAGAACGATCTCACCAAAGAATAACAGTCTGATTCGCCTATCTCAAACTTCCTGCCTATGTAGTTGTTGAACTCACCACAGGAAGGAGAAAATTGAATTAAAGAGTTATTTTCGGGGCAGTACATCACATAGGTAATGTTGTGATTGATACTGTTGAACTTATCAAATTCAGAGAAATTTTGGTTGCCATTAGTGTGAGAATGATAGACAGCTACTATTTCGCCAAGGTTCGAGGCTTGCAGGTAATCTCTTGGGTTGACCCTAAATAAATCTTTTTCTAGAGAGTCGTTTTTAGTTGGAACGCAAATCAAATCGCCTTTATCAGACACAATCAAACCACAACACTCTTTAGGAAACTCTTTTTCATATTGAGCTTTAATCTGTTTTTTAATGTGGCCACTTAAAATCAATCTATTGCCCTCCTTGAAGTTGGAAATCCACCAAAAGGCAACGGCCCAGAAAGCGACCCTAGCTCTGGGTTGTTTGCCCATCTGATCCTACAGCCTTCGACGGTCTTGGAGCATTGATCTGCGACCCAAAAGGTATCGTTCGGAGGTATTTTGCCTTTGTTGTCTACTTCGTCTACCTTACCCTTTGAAACAAAGTAATAATTTACGCCCTTTACTTTGATTCTAGCTACATGACCTTTAGGGTAGACGGTATTAGAATTCCATTCTTCAGCTACGCCGTTTTCATAGTCAACGCTTATCGCGTCTACATTTAAAATGGTTTTAATTAATTCATTGTTATGCGTAGCTACTGGAGGGGCTGCGCCGTTAGGATTCGAGGCTACTTTTGGAGTGGGGTTAGGCGTAGATTTGCAGTCTAAATTTGAGTTTTCATGGTTCGCATTATCTGGCTTATCATAAATAGAATCTGTGGCGTTTTTCTGTTGGTTCCACTCGTAGCAGCAACCCTCGCCTCTGTAAGTCCAAGGACAGTTGAAGTCGTTTACAACACGAGCGGGAAGCTTTAAGTCTTGAGTGTCGAAGGGTGACGCCAATTCTAGCTCCATCACGTTTTTAGTTTCTGCTGATTTTCTATCAACAAAATAAATGTCAGGAGGGAATTGTGCATTTGGGTCTGGATCAAAACCTTGCGGCGGATTAACAATATTAGTTAGCAAATTTCCGTCAGCATCGTAAAAATTAGAGTTGTCTATATATTTAGTGAAGGTTCTAATTCTTGTTACCTTGGAGCCTACGAGGTCATCTAAGTCTCTTATGG